AGTGGTGAGATGTACTCAATGTCCACATCACGCCCTTGCAGTATTTCTGGCGCTTGTTGCAACATATCAGCACGTAGCATCAAGGCAAACACACGGTCAATCAACGGACGCAGCATTTCATTCTTGAGCCTGTCTAGGGCTGGGCCAATCACTCTTAACTGCTCTTCCCGCCTTTGCAAGATCTCTGTAGCGGTCATGTTAGGCCCACCGCCTGTTAAAAGCTGGTCAACAAAGAACGCGGATCTGATAGCACCTCTGCGCTGTTCTTCCATGTTTATACCGATTGGTATGTTTGCGCCTGTGTTTAAGGGTGTAATGGTATCTCTGCTACCGCTTCTAAAGAAGTTCAATCCCCCCGGCTGCGTTCTAATGGGCAACAGGAACCCATCATCAGGAACAAGCAAGGGAGGATCTATTTGTTTCTGAGCAGCTTGAATGATTGTCTTAGACATCAAGTTCAACATCTTGACATCAGGCAACGCAACCATCGCAGGGGAACGCCCCATTGTTTCACCAGTTGCCTTCAAATATCGTGGAACAATGTACGGGAACTCTTGGAAACCACTCTCAGAAAGCATAGCTGACGATTGCATATCAATGTAGATAGATGCAAACGGCATATTTTTGTTATCAACTTTTGTCTTATCCCTGTCCTCTCTAGGGATAACAACATGCAATATTTCTACTTCTTCATCAGGTTTGTCTTGGTTCTTTTTAGCTATATAGTCGGTTACATTCTCTATGCCAAACCTTTGCACCACCTGACGCACGGGAGATTTGTATGATCGAAACACTGTATCAACCATACCAAATTGATTTTCTTGTATGTAAAACTCTGATATGTGCCGAGTGCTAAATCTAAGCGCATCATCTTCCATCTCAACAAACATGCAACCTGTGCCAAATACAACAAGGTCAACATACATCTCGTGGACTTCAGTGCCAAAGTTTGATTGGTCAAATCCTCTCAGCATCCTCTGGCTTGTATCTTGTAGCCACTCACGCACCTCATCATCACGCCCTATGTTTTCATCTTTCATGTCAAGATGAAACCACGGAGCAGCGCCGCTTGTAAGAAGGCCGTGAAGACTGGACGACAGAAGGTCTACAGCTTGCAAGGCTGTACCATCAAAGATAAGTTCCATGCGCTTATCGCCTTTGGAACGGCTTTTAACAACATCTGCTTTTCTAGGAAGCATGAAATCAGCCAACTCTTGATAGTGACTGTTCCAGTTGTCACGCTGGGTCTTGAGATGATCGTATCGTGCGATCAGTTCTTTGATGCTGTTCATGTGCATGGTTTACCCCAGTAAAGTTGGTGTGCCGCCTGATGATGTCTGCTGTTGATCTTCGCTAAGTGCGCCAGCAACTATGGTAGAGCCAGCACCTTTTTTCTTTCTTTGCTTTTTCATTGCCTCATCAGCCAACGCTGCTGCGCGTTGTGTATCCTCATCACCTGCTTGTGCTGGCGGTGGCGGCGGTGGCGGTGCTGGCGGTATGTAAATCTTAGGTTTCAGAAATCCCATTAGCCACTCCCTGTAGGCGCTTTAGGACTAGGCTTGGCAAAAGCAACGCCATAGCCTTCCAAAAGAGTGCCAGCCCCACCGGAACGCTTTAGATTCCTTTTGCGCCTTGCGCCTCTACCCATGAGCGTATCATCGTCAGGCACAACCTCTGGCGTAACTTCTGGGGTTACTTCTGGTGTCGTGTCGGGCATTTCACCAAGCATCAATCTACGTTCTTCGTCTGTAGTGCCAGCGATTATATCAAAGCTTTCTTTGCCAATTTTTTTAACTGGCTTTTCAACCACTGTCTCAATAACATCACCAACGCCCTTAGTGACTCGTCTTGCTGCTCTTTTAATTTGTTTTGGTGCACCGCCCATGACTAACTCCAATGTTGTGAAAACCAAGCTTAGATGTTTCGGTACGAAACCAAAACGCCTGACAATACCCTTTCTTAGATAACATACTTTTTAATTTTCTAAAACCTAATGCTGTATTCCGTCTACCGCCAACAGATATAAAATCAATTATCCAAGGATCTTTGCCTTTACCATTAAAACCCTCTGCCGGAAATCTGTGATCCAATAAATACTCTTTTACCTGATCCTTACTTGGAAATGCCCATGTTGCAAAACATACTGGCTTGTAGCCCTGCTTGATAACTACGTACTGCCCTAAACTGTACGGCGTTTTAATTAAGTCAATGAAATAGTCTTTTCCCCACCAGTTGTGGTAGTCGCTTGATTTTATCAAGTAAACTATGTCCTCTATGTCTTCTTTTGTCATATCGTGAAGGGATTATATTCATTGACTGCCACTTTCTGCGGTGGACGAACAGCCACTTGTCTATTCTCCAACCCAACAGCCAGATACCTAAACGCATCCGCAGCATGAGACGTAAAGTCATGCCTTGGATGATCCCTGAACATTTTTCTGCGTTCATCCCACTCCTGCCTGTATTGTTTCAGCATTTCTACGCCTTCAGCGCATTTATCACGATCAAAGTGGCATTTAGGTATCAATACTCTGGCAGCGTTGATACCATCAGCTACTTTCATTTTCGGGATGACTTTGAACCTGATGCCGAGGCTGAACGCCGTTTCGAGGCGGCTTTTGCCCGACCCGATTTCCCTGACTTCGATGTCGTGGGGGGCGAGGTGGTCTCCCCAGTGGTAATCTTTTTGACGTAGGATTTCAGCGTAGTGATCCAAGCCAACACCGCTGCTTTCATAGTAGTCAATAACATTTACTGCTCCACTCCTGAATATCTGGGCAAACCAGATAGCTGTTGAATCATTTATCCCCAGATCCCACGCAGTATGCACAGGGTAGGCCGGGTCATACGGCACTCTGGTAATTCTGCCGTTATCTTCTGCATCTGATAGCAGCTTGCCATAATAAGCACCAATGATAGCGGCTGTAAACGAACACTCATATTCCTGCTCGTATTGTTCCAGTGTCATCTGGCTACTAGCGGCCTCTAGTTCCTCATCCTTGACCAGACCACTCTCAGACGCTTTGACTATCTTCCAGTACCATTGGTCAGATCCATTCTCTGTTTCTGACTTGGCAGTTTCCAGTAAATCATAAAAATGATTATGTCCTGCCGGGGTTCCTAAAAATACAGCCGCACCCTCTCTGTCAGACAGTGCCGGACGCACAACCTCCCCCCATACCCTTGGGTTCTGCATCCCAAACTCATCAAACACACACAGATCAAGATAGATACCACGCAAACTGTCAGGGTTCTCAGCAGACAACAGCATCAGTCTGCCGCCATTAGGAAAATCAACTCTTAACTCAGTTTCATTAAAATTCACACCGGGA